AACATTCTATATGACGTAAAATCCATTGTAGTCATCATTTGTTGTAAAACTTGTAATTCAAAAGCTTTAGAGGATATTGAATCATAATATTCTTTAGCAACAACTGGAACATCATATATAATAGTTGATGATGAATCTGAATATGTACTTGATAACATAAAGTCAGATAAACTTTTTTTAAAAACTATATTAAATGAATATTTGGACATATTAACTGATGATGGATCGGTTAATGTAAAATAATATGTTTGTTCATTATCTGGAATTTTTGTATAAGGATCAAATTTGTAAACAAAATTAGATGAAGTTGCATCATTAACCATATCATATCTAACACCAGTTGATTCTATTTCCATTTCACATGTTGCAGATTCAAATGTAGATTCGGTTGTTTGATAATGTAAATAAAATACTCCCTTATCATCTTCTTTTACTACAGTTAATTTATCTGCATACATATCAAATTCAGATGTATAACTTGTAACTAGAGTTGGAATCTGTTCTAATTCATACATTATATAATGATAATATGCTGCTGAATTTAATAGATCAAGGGTCAAATCAAAAAGAGTATAGAATACAACTCCAGCAGTTGTAATTTCAGTTCCTCTTGGAACATATGTTGTATCTAGAGATATTGTATGAGATATATTTCTTGTCGGTACTATATTATCAGTTATAGTACTCGAACTCCCAAATAAAATTGTACTAAATAATTGAATATCATTCACCTTTACATCTGATCTTTTCAATACTGGAAGACAATTAGTTGCTAATGGGGAATCAGGTATAACAACGGATGTGTTTTCATAATCACTTTCAGTTACTAATCTACCAAGAGCAGTTAAGTTTGCAATTGAATTTCTTCTTATTTCTTCTAATGATTCTTCATCATTTCCATTTGTAGATGGTAGAGCATTTATTACATCATAATTTACTATTTGATTAATTCCAGCTAATGTGGTTGTATAAATTCTATCTCCAGATTGTATTGAACCTGCAATAACATTACCATCTTCGCCTTCTGTTAAATTAGTGGTTATTTTAATTGTACTACCAGGGGTTGGTTGTTTTCCAATTAATCCATTTCCAAAAAATAATCTTCTTCCTTCGTCTGTTCTTCTTGAAATATAACCTTCATCTGTAGTTGACATTAAATATAAACTATTATATTCTGTCCAAGTTGTATATGCTGTATCTCCTGGTACTCTTACTTCTACTTGAATTGTAGAAATTTTTCCATCTAAAGGAACATCTATTGTAATGAATTGATATATAGATACATCAGCATCAATCTGAAATTCTTGAACTACAGTTTTATATTGTCTTACCGGTAAAACAAATAAGAAATTTTCCCCAGTATCATCAGGATCATGTGGTATTGTATATCTTTTATTTCCGTCTGTTAATGTTATCTCTACAGTTTCATTATTAGTTATAGTAACATTAACAGAATAATATGTAATGAATTCAATTTTATCTTTTGAATAGAATTTTAAACCAGAAGGAATGGTAAATTCTGAGGTAGGAGTTTCAAATCCGAAAGGAACTGTCATTAATACATTTGCTGTTGCGTATGATGCTTCTTGAGTATTATAACCTATAAATGCTGATAGATTTAAAATACTTTCTGGTAATTGTGCTTTAGTTAAAAAGAATTCTCTATAAATAGAGGTTTCATAAAACATCAAGTTTCCAGTTAATGTAGATATAATATTTATTATGAAAGAAAGGAATGATGATTTCGTAAGATCTACATTTTCAAGTTCTAGATACGATTTTATATAATCGGAAATTTGAGATCTTACTTCATCTCTTGATGAATAAATTTGACTTGATATTGTATCCGTCATATAACAAAACCCCTATATCTACATTAAGGTTTAAAAATATTCAAATTAAGGAAATCATTAAAAAATTCTTTAATGATTTCAATTATTTACAATTGTGAATTTTACAAAAACAGCTATCCCTTTATAATCATAAGGAGTAAATTTTTATTAATGATTTCAATTATTTATACACCATTAAAAATTGACTTTAAATAAAATAATAACCAGAATTTTGATCAAATATATTATCTAAATTATCTTTTAACAAATCATTTTTATATAATAGTTTTGTTAATAATTGAGAATCTTCCAATGTGTGTATTTTTTTATCATAATCATAAAAGACATAATTGTTTTCTACTTGTTCATCTACGACATCTAATGTCTCACTTTGAAAAGTTGATACTTTTAATTTCCAAAATCTTTTATCTGTGTTTGCAGAAATATCAACTCCTTCAACTAAAAAAATAGGATACGTATCTGTTGTTGGTCTCATATAAGATTGTTCAAATTTTATAACATCTTTAGGATATGGAGTGATTCCATAACTACTGGGAATAACAATCGTAGATTCATTTTCTTTATGATATCCAGTTTCTTGTCCATCAAAAGAAGTATTAGTTTCTTCTATAAAATAAACTGGAAGTAATAATATTTTGTTTCTTTTGATACCACTATAAACTCCAGTTTGTTCATAAGCTCCACCCATTAAATCTTCATCTTCCCAAATAGTTTCTTCATGATTAAGATTATAATATGTAGTTAAAAAGGCAACGCCAATTTTACTATAATAATCATATACCAATCGTTGATATTCGTGAATATATGAATATAATCTTTCAAATTTTTGCATCACTATTTCCTTATTGGGTATCTTTTTTGAGTTTTCAATCTTATGGATGCTTCGACTTCTTTTTGTTTCCAATTAATTAAAAGTTTATATAATTTTTTTCTACATTTTTTTGGTTTTTTAGTTTTAGGACAACTTTTTAACTCTTTCTCAATAAATTTTGACGCCCACTTTATAGCTTCATATTTACAATTTTTATAACATGATTGTCTAGTATCACCATCTTCTGTATTTCTTTCACAATGGATTCTACATTTATAAACATTTAAATCAGTTAGATAACCTATTGCTACTACTAAACCTGGAATAGGAACAGCGAGAGATGAAACTGTTAACCCAGCTGTTATTATTCGTTGAGTTTTAGGATTTGTTTTTGGATAATCTGTGTTTTCATGTATTTTAATAAATAGTTTATCAATATTCAATTCATCTAATTCTGAAACAACTTTATATAATATCAAATGCTCTTTAAATGATAACTTTTCTCTAATGGTTGAACTATTAGATATCAATTTTAAAATAAATTTTCTCTTTAACATTTTATCGAACTTCCTTATTTGCTTTTTGAAGTTCTTTTTCTTTTGTATTTTGTTTAAATTGATTCATTAATACTATTTGCTTTTGAAGCTTTTTACTCCATTTTATATATTGTTTATTTAGAGATTTTTCACATCGTTTGGGCTTAGTAGTTCTAGCACATCTTCCAATTTGAGATCTAATATCTGATACTATGTTTTTAATTGCAGTAGTTTGACAATCGTATTTACAAAATTTTCTTTGAGTTGGTCTCCCAAATTTCTTTAAGCAAACCTGATAACAAGGATCAGTTGCTTTTCTAAATAAAAACATTGTTACAAGACCTACTGTTATTCCAACCGGCATAAGAATTGATAATCCGCTCGCCATAACACCGCCAGCAATTCCTGCTAAACCATATTTTATAACCTTTTTAAATTTAGATTCAAAATCTCTAACTCCAAATTCATCTAACATTTCACCTTTATTAAAAACAAAAGAAATGGATTCTTCATAAGATAAATTTTTTATACTATTACATACGTTTACTTGTTCTTTAAAAGTAGTGTTCTCTTTAATTACATTACTATTAACTGCAAGTTTGAGAAGAGATTCTCTACATACCATATGTAATATTTTTCTTTCTTGATTTGTAAGCATTATATATTTCTCCTCATTCCTTTAAAGAAAGCCATTTTCTTTCTTAGCTTCATTTGTAGAACACCAATCTTTTCAGGTTCAATATCTAAATCTATATTTCCAACTACTTTATATATTTTAGTTCCCAATTTAATACTTTGTTCCAAATCTAATTCTATGTTTAGATCTGATTTTACATAATTACCTTTTTCTTTAAAACTAATTACAAATGAATTATCCCCTACTTTTTTTGCATTACAATTTAATTCTTCAGCTATTTTAAACTCAGTTTCCTTTTGTGTTTCATTGTATTCTAATTCTTTATCTATTTGTAACTCAATTTTAGAAGATTTTAATTCCCTAACTAATGGACAAAATAATGTATTCTCTTCAGCTACAGATGCTGGTCCTATTATTAAAACTCCACCATCTGTATTTGTAAATGGAGTCATTATTAAAAAAACAACTTTACCAGTCCATTTAGAACCAAATAAATTTGTTTTATAATATTTTAATAAACCAAGACAAAATTTCATAATATTTTTCCTACGGTGAATTTTCCATAAATTTTAAGTATAAGTTTTCATCAATGACAACACTAAGTTCATTTTTATTTCCGTCATAACTAACATACACAGAAACACTGAAACCTTTTTTATTAGTAAGAAAATCTATATCAATATCTGTTATGTATGCTCTATCATCATAAAATTGTAATTTATCTTCTATTTCAGCTCTAATTTTATCTTCTGTAATACTGTCTGCCGGTTCAAATATCATCTTATATAAATCACATCCGTATTCTGGATCATCAACATAAGATCTAGTAGGAGTTAAAAGGATATTATTCCAGGAATTCAAAATTGTTTCAATATCTGTATTCCTTCTAAAATCCCCTTTTGAAGATATTATTGCTTCGTAGTCGGAAATTCTTCCTCTCGAACCAACAACATCTTTATTAAACCTATCTAGTATATTAGCCATTTAGTTTCCTATTTATTGGTTTCCTCATCCATAATTTTTTTCTTTTCTTCCTCTAACCTTAATTTCCAAGAAAGATAATCATAAAATCTTTTTACCGGCATACACATGATTTCAACATAAGACTGTTTGGACATTTCCATACATGAGAAAATGTTCTCAGCTAAGTCGCGTCTATATTTCTCTACCTCATCATGATTGATAGATTGCGCGAAAAAAGTTTTCCACTAAATCAATGTCAATAGTTTCTTCAAACCCACACTCAGAGCAAAAAGTTTTCATTTTTAATTCGATTCCATAAATTCCAAAATTATCCATATATTTTTTATGGATTTCTCTTTTATCCTTAGCAGGTAATGTCATATAAGCATCAATAACATCTATCCTTTCAGAATAAGTTTTAGGTTCAGTCTGCTCTGGAATATCTTGCTCAAATTTTTCAATAACAAGAGTTTCAATAATAATATCTGTATTAGAACCAGGTCTCTGTGATAATTCTCTTAATGCAGTTGTTTCATCAAAAAGACTCGGTTGTTTTAAAATAGCAGAAACTCCTTCTGATTTAGGCAATTTAACTTTAACTTTTTTTGCTAAAATGCTTCCTTTTTCATCATAACTTTTAAATGAAAATGTATCTGAAGCTTTAATAGTTACAGGATATTCTTTTTGACATTTACCACATCGTATCTCATAATTTCTTATCTCTTCATAAGTAATATGAAATAATCCATATAGCAATGCATCTCTGTCTTTTAAAGTTAAAGTTCTTAAAAATGTTTCAAAATCTTTTATTGCATCTGGTTTTTTAACAATTGAATCAAAAATACATTTGTTCAAATGTTCTGTTATTTTAGTTGGCGTCATTAAACTACCTTTTAATTTCTCTTCCTCCTGAACGTTAATACTACGAACATGAAAAGATAGTTTAGTCTGCGGTGTGATTACTTCGTATTCGGGATAATTTAAATTAAAACCTGTAAACAT